TTATTCGTAATACTCATCGCCATCAAATGTCTGTCCACCAATATCCAACGAATCCGTAAACTGCCACATTCTCGCCTGGGGAAAATCATTGCTCCTACTCCATTGTGCATTCCAATAAGGTACATAGTCGGCCAACTGCGCCGTATCGATTACATCTGTTAGCCACGAATATGAAGCATAAATTCCGACATATGAATAACCAGCTTCATTGAGCGCACAAATAAAAGCAGAGCACATTGCCGTGATAGTTTCGTTACTGGGCATGCCGTTTCGCTCTTTATAGCCGTCCGCATCCTCCATGTCATACCAAATACCTAATTCCGGATTTATACCGGATTCCTGTAATGTCTCCTGCACAAATTGCGCTTCTACTTCGGCGTCATCCACATCAAGCGCATAACTGTAATAATATACGCCAATTTTCAAACCAGCAGCTAGCGCCCCATTAACATTATCTACAAAATTCCCGTCAAGGTGTCTGGTTCCCCATCCCAACCGAATAATTACAAATTCATATCCGCCATCTTTCACAGCCTGCCAATCTACTGTGCCATTGTGCTCTGATACATCAATCCCTTTCATTTCTTCATAACCTCACTTTGCATATTTTTTAATATATCTTGTGCTGGATGCATGCCTGCTGGCGAATTAAATTGGCTGTCCGTGCCATATTTTGTCCAAGCCGCTTTTGCAAGAGCTGCAACGCCTCCCAGTCCTGTTACAACCACGCCCACACCCGTCCAGCAGGAATTCAGTTCGAATTTTGTGCCATAAAGTGCGTTACACCAATATCCTATGATCCACGATGCAAGCACGAGACACAAGAACGAGAGCATCAAGACAACCATGAAAATAACAAGCGCAAGCCAATTAGCCTGTGCCCAGTTGCAAAATATGAGAAATTTGTTTTTCAATGCTTTAGCCCTCCCTCTATTCCATCAATTCGATGATGTGCTGATTTTGTACTTTCTTCCACCCTTACAAGGCGTTTATCCATATCCTGCCTAGCCTTTTCTGTATTTTCAATGGCATTTTTTAGATCAAGGATGGTATCTTTTAATGCCGTAATTGCGCTACCAAGCGGCTTAATAACAATAAGATTGATTCCTGCACCAACAAACACGGCAATCGTAATAAGTTGCACTAAATTGCCTAAGTTTATCTCCACGCCTCGCCCTCCTCAAATAAAAATAGACGCCTCCTATGCGTCTTCACACCATTCTAGTAACCCTTGGCAGTATAAGTGCCACCTGCTGTATTATTGTTACCTTGGGGATTATAAAACTCAAAAGTAAAACCAGTTAATGACCAGTTGTAAGCATTGGATGCCATTTGACCTGATTGATTCGTTGAATTAGCAATGCCAGCAACGACATTGTGAACTGCGGTGAGAAAAGGTGTAGGAAAACTGACCGCTATCGTGTTCGCATTAGCTCCGCCAACTGTTATCGGTGCAATATATCCCCATTGCTCAATTAGTCCGCTTTTCCACTTTTTATATCCGTTAACGCCAAGAGATTGGGATATCACATAATCAGTAGCTACAGCGGGAATTTGATCTGTTGTTGCAATATTTTTACCGCCAACCTGTGTGATATTTATGTCTGCTGTTCCGTTAAAGCTTACACCATTGATATTTCGCGCGGTTGCTAATGCCGTAGCTGTTGCCGCTAAACCAGAGCAGGCCGCAGATGTTCCGCCGTTAGCGGGAAGTGACGCAGGCTTGCTGCTCAGATCATTATAGCTTCCACTTGTAGCTACTGCGGACAATCCGCTAATAGCACTAGCAGCGTGAGCGCCAGACGTTGCGGCAATATGATTAGTGGCATTTGTTGATGTTACAGAGTTCCCTGTACAAGCCGCCGCGGTGTCAGCACTCGCCGCACTCGCAACCTTGCCACTGACCGAAAACGTCAAACGCTTATTAACATTATCCGGGGTTATAGAAATATTTGTCCCTGGAGCAAGTTCTACTGTTCCCCCGGTGCTTGTTGCCTGTACAGTTACTCCACCGGATAATACGTTAGCAAATGCCGGAACATTGACTTGAGCACCTGCGGCAACGCCGTCAAGTTTTTGCTTATCGGAGATAGACAGAAACCCGTCAGAAGTCTCCGTTGCATCAGTATGCGTATGCCCTACTAAAGCTAAATCAGAGGCGTGTTTGCCATCAACCATATCAGCATTAAGATTGGTATTCACTGCCCCATTATTCAGAGGAATTGCCCCCGCAGTATTGCCAGGAGCTACCCCCATGACTGTTGCAGCGTCAACTACACGCCCGGTTCTAAGTCCTTCGTTATTTGCACGTATTTCACTAGGCCCAGCTGATATAAAATCGTTATCTGCCGGAAGTAATGGGTTATATGCCATGTGACCACCTCCTAATATCCATTGTTAGTCCACGATATTGGCCCACCTACATCTGTTCCTGCTGTATTGACTACCTTGCAGACAAAACTACTTAGCCCAATGCTGACTATCTGAGCGTACAGCCCCGCACCTATGGCCATCGGTAAGGGGTGAGCCTGATTATAATAGGTGTAGCCGTATGGAACTGTTGTGCCGCCTACCGCTATTGTGGCATTTCCATATGTCGCCTTATCGGGTACATCAATACGAATGGTAAACTGATTGACCTCTGGGCTGATTGCCGTATTTGTCGTAGCCAACAGCACTTGGAAATCCAAATAGCGGAATGTTGCTTGTAAAGGCACAAAGTTCTGCCATGCCGTAAAATTAGTTCCGTCTTGCGAATATCTGAATTGTAAATTGGCTGTGACTCCTCCCTGCAATAAAACAGACGGCTGAAATACTGCCGAGATATTGGCTGTGATTATTGAGCCTACATCAATCCGCTGGCAGGTATATGTGCCACTGGAAAAATAAACCGCCCCATTAAGGGCAAGTTTTAATACCGTTGTCCCACCAATATCACTAAATCTTGTCGTAGGGTAATCGCTAAATCTGCCGCCGAGAGTTGCAAAAGTAAAAGTCGATGCTCCAAAAACGGTATTACTGTTTGTGCCAGTTTTCAAGGCGATCTCGTCATAACTTGCGATAACATTAATGGGTGGCAAGTCGGCTACTGTGATAGTCACCGAAGCGGCATTGACGCTATAATGTCCAGAGCTGTTAATTGCTTTGACATAATATTGATATAGTTTATTGGTATCAACAGGCACAGTGTAATTTGCTAATGTTACTCCGCTGGCAACAGTTGAGCCATTATCATATGAATTTCCTTGATGAATCTCATAACCAACCACATCATTATCTGCCGACTTCGCCCATGTTAGCATGACATTTTTCCCGTTCTGCATTGCTGATAATCCAATAACATCAGCAGGCTCTATTTGAAACGTTCCACTTGCGAAAACCTCTGACGAATAATAGCCGCCTGTATTTTTAGATTTTACTCTGAATGTATAGTTTCCGCTGGCGCTAATTGGATAGATAAAAGAAGTTTCTTTAACCGTAAACGGGGTACCCCACGTATCACCTAAGCAAACATCATATTCCAGCAGGTCACTTTCGGTTATTCCTGTCCAGCTTATAGTCAGCTTTGAGCGATCATTAGGATTTTGTACAATTTGGAGGTTGCTGATAAAGTCGGGAGCAAGGTTGTAGATCCCCGTAATAGATGCAGGGGTCTTACTATATACCCCACCAACATTAACAGCACATATCCAAAAAGTTTCCGATCCGTTTACAGGTAAAATATAGTCAAAGAAAGTACCCGTAACGCGTTGCCCTATCACTATTGCCGCATTCCATGATGCACCTTGACGGATCTCATAATACGCTACATCAAGAGCATTCGGTTGATTCCATAGTAATCTTACTTTTGTGCGGTCTGCTATGGTTTGAGTCGCAGCAAATCCGGTAACCATAAGAGGTTCAATGTTAGCTTGGCATGTCAAGTTCAGCGGGGTCGAATAATACCCGGCTACATTTTTAGCAGCTATCATAAAGCTATAACTGCCGCTTGCAGAGCATTTATACCGATATTGAGTTTCCTTCGTTGCTATTACCAGCGTGCCAACAGACCAGTTTGTTCCCTGGCGAATTTCATAAGTCGATAAGTCAGTATCAGTCACAGGCTGCCAGGATAATACCAAAGTGGTAGCATCTTGGGGGTCAGGGGTGATTGTACCGGAAACTGGCGCATGAGGTCGTAATACAATCGTCTGCGAGACCACTGCTGCAGCAACCGAATAATGACCTGAGACATTAACCGCTTTGATCATAAAACTGTAATTACCTTCGGCGCTCATTATATATTCATAATTTGTAGCTTTAAGCTGAGTAGCAACAACACTACCAGCATCCCACGTGGCACCCTGGCGAATCTCATAATACGAAATATCCGTTTCAGTATTGGCCGTCCATGACATAACGGCGTGGCTATGATCGGCGTCCTTTTGGATAACAGAAAAACCAGCAACCTGTGCTGGCTCGATTATTATATTTTTTGAAATCGTCGCTGGGTTAGTCGATGGATTACCACTATTATCGATCGCGCGAACGCTGAAAGTATGCTGCCGGGTTTGAGTGGCTGTAAAAATGTACCGAGTATCACTGATCGGCGTGGGAGTTAGAATCGCGCTGGCCTCCATTAACTGATAGCCGTTGAGGTCGACATCTGTTACCGCTGGCCAGGTCAACGTTATTTTCGTGCTGTCAGACGGATCAATTACGGCTGTGATACTGGGAACGTCTGACGGTGGGGAGTCTTTCCCTGTGATAGTTATTGGGCCTGATAATGCGCCGTTTGAATAGATTCCGGACGACATCCTGCTGGCCGATTTGATTTTAACCAAATAAGTAATGCCCGTTTTCACATTGCCTATCGTAAATAGGCCCCTCGTAATGGTACTGCTATATTTCCAAGTTTGACCGTTATCTTCGCTGTACTCGACTAAGGCGCTGCCAAATAACAAAGAATCTGGTAAGTCACAGGCACCAGTAATATAGCTTACGATTGTGCCGTCTTTCTGCCGGTAATAGACCTGGTCAAGTTGAATATTTGACACATCCGGCGGTGCTTGCGTTGGATTCGGCAGTTTGGTTACATTGACAACAGGCGCGACACTTCCGGCCTGGTCCGTATAAAGCGCCTCATTATATTCGCGACAATAAAGCTGAATGCTAATCCCCTGCGGCTCAGTCATGGCCATGATTCGGTAGCGTTTGTAAGATAACCCCGGTTCAGTAACCTGCGTAATCGGGTTATAAATACCCACCACATCACCTATAGTGCGGTTAATAGCTCGTTTATTTGTCGTATAGGTTATATACTCCCCACAAGTCTGTGCTTGATTGAGATAAAACCAGCTGTGCTGGCTGGCTTGAAGAAAGTTCGTTATTCCGTTAACCTCAACCGTCTTACTTAACGGAGTGCCATTTGATAATAGGGTCCCATCCGGATTGTAGGTAGCATTCCGAAAAGGCGGCTTCATCGTGGCCGGTGCACCAACCGCCTGCCGCTCATAATCAGGGTCGGGGTATTTCAGAATGATTCGCTCAACATCTTCACTGAGCGCCTGCCAGTCAATCTGGATGGATTCATCAGGCTTAACAATAAAAATTTGAGAAACAGGTTCCGGCTTATCAAGGATAATCCCATGCTTGCCGTCCTGGTAAGTCCGGAAGGCCCTAAAACAGAGCAGCATTTCATTCAACCAGTCTTGCCGACTTTTCTTTTCATCAAGTATCTCATTGAAGGACCACCGGCGGGATCCGTCTGCTGGCTGGGCGTAAGCTGCAGCCGTGATAAAAGACTGGACATCAATATTTGAAATAGGAATATTGCACCCATCAACTGAGGTCATTAAGTCTAGAATACACCACACATTGTCTGACCAATCTTCGTGATAGGTAGTTGGCGTATCATAAATATGGACAATGCGACCATCCCATATAGCCGTCGCATTTGGGTTTCCGCTGATCGTGTCACTGGCTGTGATAGTAAGGGCTAGATATGCATCATATTTAAGGCCGCCAACTAATTTTGCCTTATCTTCCTGCGTCGCCCCAGTAACTCGACTATCAATCTGCTGCTCACCATCACCCATGTAAGCCGTATAGGAGCAGCCTGGGAGACCATCTACGATTATGCTCACGGATAAGTTATAGCAACCAACCTCGTTGAGCGTGTTCAAATCGCTCACTTTATTGGAGCAAGTGATTATATTTTCCACTACCCATCCGGAATAGCTTCGTATTTGATCAACAAGTTCCTGAATTGTGCTTGCATAGGGTGGCGCGGAACTACTTGATACTAGAAAAATATTAGTCCAATGGCCCTGGGTATATAAATTAAATTGATTGCCCCCAATAGACACCTTTGCATCAGAATATTGAGTATTCTTTATGGTGAAAATTGCTCCTGGCATTACTAGCAAATCGTTTAAGCAAATTGCTGATACTCCCTTGTTCTTACCAATTCCAAACCCGACAAGCCTTTGCACCGTATTACCTGGATCGGATTGCCAAAGGTCATTGCCAGCGCATTTTACCCTGCCATAGATGATTGGCATAACGCTGTCAGAATTGGTCTGAGTTTGAAGAGCTCCCATAGAGTATGTAGGGCTACTACTGTTTGTCTTCTTGCCAAATAGCTTGTTTGTCACTGCGCTGAACGCATAACTGGTGACCAATCCAACTATACCATGCCATACCACTCCTAAAACTGCTGCACCCATTTAATCAATCACCTCCCATCGAAAAACGCCTTCCAGCCGCCTGGTTATATAGCTAAGCCTACACCGTTCCATTGTTTCGCCCGTCATGCAATGCACAATCCAATCGTCGCCCATATATACTCCAATGTGCAGAAAACCGAAAGGCATACGAAAGGCCACCACATCACCAGGTTGTATATCAGCCTCGGTGACAGAGTGACCATGACGTTGTAACAGTGATAAAACAGATTCAGCAAAGGTTTTGTCTTCTTTCGGCCAGTCATAGCGGGGAATATTTGGGTAAAGCATATATACCGGCATCATGCAGCCATAAGCTTTGCCGCCAGCGTCCAACTTGTGATATTCCTTGCCGATATATTTTAATAATTCATCTGGCTTCATGACACTCTAAGGACCATCTGTAAGGGAATTGATGGATGGCCTTGATAGTTCAATATATTTCCCAACGCTTCGCAAGTAGGCATAGTCTGGTCGCAAGGCCCATTAGGATTAGTTGATCGACACCGGCTATCTCCGAAGGTCCATTGACAAGTTGGTCCATAATCCATTACCGGAGCTTCTATGTCGTAATCAACCGTATCCCGCGTCACATTACTATTGAATTCATTTATGATCATGGACAGGTTGTCTAGAATCCCCTCAAAGCGCCATACTGTTCCTTCTGCAAGATTGTCCAGAAACACATCTTCAATCCTACATCGGCAACCTTTTAGAGACTTGCCGTTATTGGCCATGTATGAGGCCCATTCTTTCCAGTTATTGGACAGCTTCAGGGATACCTGCTCCTTATCGCCATCCGTGTTTGTTGTGATATCCCCCCGGGTAATGCTTGCGGATGAATAGAGAGTGCCATCCGGCATTGTAAGGTCTTGGTCGTCATTAGCCACAAATCGAAAAACCACATTGTTTGGCGCATATATCGTGACCAGCATACGAGACATGATTTCGGATCCCTGCGCCGCTGCTTCTATTATAGAAGAGGCGTCTTTGCTCATTCAGATGTCACCACCTGCACGATATCTATATCAAAAGTGCTGTACCCCATGGTTGATATCGTCTCGTCAAGATCGTCAGAATCGAAACGAACAAGATAAGTCTGATTATCACCGCCTGTCGGCCTGCCATATTTATCAATGCTGGAATATACCCAATTAAAAGCATTGAATTTGCCTCTTCGAGCAATAAAAAAAGCCTCAACGGCGGCCATATCTTCAGGTGTCTTCTCAAATGATAATGTCCAGGTTTTGCGCGGGCTTGCCCAAACTGCTTCCCTTTGCTCATGTGCTGTATATTCGCTATCTACATTAGTTTTAAAGCTTATCTTTCGCTTGTGGGCTCGCACCCAAGGTGCTGTAAACGTTTCAGGCATTATGAAGTAGCCCCCTTTACTGCATTTCGCATAGAAGTTTCAGTATGGATGGCATTGCGAATCTCCGACTTAATATAAGGAATTGACGCCTTAATTTGAGCCACCACCGACGCGTCTTGCTGGCCATTAAAGGTTTGTTGTACAGTTACATTTGAGATATTCTGCATTGGTTGTCCGCTTGACTGTTGCAGTGCTCTTCCTGATGTTATGTCGCTATTCGGGATGATAGCTCCGTTTGTGCTTGGCGTAAATATTTCTATGCCTTTCTCCCCCACAAGATAGGCTTCTCCGGCATTAACATTGCCGCCACCAGCTCTTGCACCGGACAGGCTAGTAATTCCAAAAGACATATCATAAGATTTACTACTGCTTGAACTTAACCCAAAAGCTCCTCCCAGCAAGCTTGTAAAAAGGTTAGTCTCAGTATCAATCGAAAAGAGTTTGGCTACAACTTTAGCGACAAAACTATTCCACATATCTTGCAAAACTTCTGTGCCTGATTTGGTGCCAGTGATAAGGCTAGTTATCATATCATTATTCGCTGAAATAATAGCCCGGCGTTGATTCGCGACGCTCTCGGTATAGGCATTATCTTGTTTTTGCTTTTCGAGTTGATATTTCGCATCAAGTTGTTCTTTATCAGCGACTAATTTATCATAAGATTCCTGATCCTTCTGATTGAACTTGCCATTTGCATCTTTCAATTTGTCGTACAGCTTCAGTTTGGCCTCAAATGCCTTATCATCAATCTCTTTTTCCTTAGTAGCATAATCCTGAGCCAGTTTATTTTCGGCCGCTAAAGTGGCTAGTTTAGCCTCATAGCTTTCATCCATATCCGCGATTTCAGACATTTTCAGATCATGGCTTGACTTTGCTTGGCTTAAATCAGCAGCCGCTTTTTCCTTTGTTGCTGTAGTATCAGGCGCTTTTAACTGCTCATTAAATATTTTTTCGTTTTCTTGATAAAGTTGTATCGCCAAAGCAAGCCTATCCTTATCATTCGTGGCCAATTTAGCTTGATCCGTCAATACTTGGGCATATTGTTCCTCAGACATTTGCCCAAGCTGAACCTTTTGGCTTGCCGCCTGAATAGCATCCTGTGACATTTGCTTTTGCTGTGCCTGTATTTGCTTTGCAATATCAAGCTGTAGGAGCCGCTTATCCTGTTGCTCATCGTCGCCAACGGCCATATCGTCAACATACTTCTTCTGTTCTTTCAGATATTCAATGTATTGCTGAGCCGTTATTTGATTAAGGTCAAGATAACTCTGCATTTCCTCCTGTGCCTTCTGAAAGCTGTCTTTATATGTCTCAAGGTTTGTTTTAGCTTTTTCAGTACTCCCGTTAGGTGCTTCGGCGGCATCCCCACCTAAAAAAGTATCAGCTGGGGGCGAAGTGTTAGGTGGCGGCGTTGACTCTGGCTTTGGTCTGTTTTCAAAAGCAATCTGTCTCTCTCTTTCCGCATCACTCATATTAACCCAGTCGTAAATGGGCACACCCATAATTGTGTTAACTACTGTTTTCTTCTGATACTGAACTAGACTGCCATCGTCACTAGATAATTTTCTGACTTCAGCCGCGTTATCATAACCTTCAACTTTATATTTTGCATTGGCATAGGCATCTAAGGCATTTATTGCCCCTCCAATTACGACGGCCAACGTCACCCATGGACCGGCGGCGGCAATAGTGGCTAATCTCATAAGTCCAAAAGCTTCTGTGACACCGCCAATTACGCCAATAGCCTTACTGACAGCCATACTTGTTACACCAATTTCAGCACCAATTTTAATAACGGATAAAATATTTTGGCGTGTCTGTGGATCTAGCGAGGTAAAGGCCCGAGTTACACTATTAACGTTGTTTAATAAACTTTGTAACTGTGGCATCAGGTCATTTCCTATTGATATACCAATAGATGTTAGGCTCCCTTTCGCAGCTTCAACTTGGCGCTTAAGACCAACCCATGCAGTAGCCTGCTGATCGTTGATGATCAATCCCATCGCTTGGGCTTTATCGGTAACGACTTGCATTTGATCTTGTGACATATTCAACAAAGAATTTAATTGTGTTCCAGATCTACCGAATAGTTCCATCTCAATTGCTGATTTTTGCCACCCATCTGACATACCTGCTACTTTCGTTTTTACTTCTGCAAATATGTCACTCATTGGCTTCATGGCACCCGTTGTAAGGTCGACAGTAGCTATACCTAATTTGGTAAACACATCATCAGAAGTCTTGCCCGCGGCATTAGCAGTGGCCATAGACTTGCTTGCCGTGTTTATGTTCATAGCAAGTCGCGCAAACATCATTGCTGCCGTATCAGTACTAACCCCAACGCTCTTAGCTACAGCAAGAAATCGGCTGGTATCTTCGGCCGCCATGCCTGTTTGATGACTTAATTTAGCAACCGCTGTCCCCCAATTCATAGCGTTGTTAATTGCAGTTACAGCAAAACCACCCAAAACGACGCCAATCTTCGCCATCGCGGCCCCGATTGAATCAAAACTTTTTGCAATGTTGCTACTAGTTGATATAGATTGCTGTTCCATCTGATTAAGTTTTTGAAGGTAATCACTAAGATCTGCTCGCATCTTTACGACTAGCCCGCCAACCTCCGCATCTTCCATATAGTCACCACCTCCTCTTAGTAATAGAACAACCGCCTTAATTGGCGGTTGTTCTATACGTTTGATTTATTTTATCTTCCAATGGCTTTATCCTTTCAGTAGCCGTGGTAAATAGCAATACAATAATTGAATCATCATTAGTTTCAGAACCAATTAACATATTACCATCATCAAGCGTCGTAATTAAATTAGAACTAATTAAAGCCCTCATTCCTTCATATTGTTCTTGCAAATATTCTATCTCTTTAGGTCTAAGCCAATTTGCCCACCTATATTTATTTTCAGAAACAAGGGATGGCCTTTTCCAAATTCCGTAAACATCATAATATGGAACAAAAGCGTTGGCTATATCATGTCCTATGACACTAGACGGGTATAATATATCAAATTTACGAACCTTGATATATATATTATTGTAATATGTGGAGAACTCATTGAAATTTGCGGGGTTCTCCAAACGTAATGATAAACTCTTAAGATCATCAAGTATGTTTCTCGCATCTAATTCTTCCTGCGATGGTGCGGCTAAACCAGTTAAACATATCATCATTAATAGAATAAACACTAGGATTATTTTTTTCAACCTGATCCCCTCCTTGCCGCATCATTCAACAAAAAGAGGTTTTATTCCTTCTGTTGCATACCAAAAAAGTCCAACGGGTCATCGTATTCCGTCTTGGCCCCGTTCATTTCGGCATAGCCAATAGACAGAGCCAGTAGCTCCCGTTCTGTTGCGTTAAGGTATTCTTCCTTTGTTAGTCTGCACTTTGATCGATAGAAGGCATACTCTGAACCGTAATCGCGGGCTCCTCGTTTTTTTTTGATTTGCTAGATTCGGCCAAGACTTCCATCTTTTCAAGCTGTTCAGGCGTTGCCTGAGAGTTGATAAACGCTGAAAAAATGGCATTAATATAATCCGGGTAATCTCGCGGTTCAATTGCGTCGATCAGTAAATCCTTATCAGGAAAAGCTTTCGTATGTAGAAGACCGGCGTAAAGCAGATTAACCAGATCCACGGTTCCCCCGATTTTAAGCTGCATTTGCGGATTTTCTTCTTTCTTGTCAGGCAAAATTCGCAATAACCCGGCACGTTTCTTTTCATCTGGGTAGTCACGTTCAAGCTGAATCAAGGCTCTCGTACCAAATACGACGGAATACTCTTTATCTAATATTTTTACCTTTACCGCTTCAGGAAAAAGTTCTGTTAGTTTCATATTCTCACCCTTTATAAAAAAAGATTAAGAGAGGTTTTTCGCCTCTCTCATTAACTAAGCTTGACCTGGCGTCGTATTGATCGAAGTTGGCGCAGCTGTTAAGCCCACACAAGTGCCATTTGCAATTGCAATGTTGAGCGTCGCATCATTAGTGGCCGGGATCAATCTCGTTAATACTATATCCGCGCCGCTACCGCCTACGCTGAATAACGATGTGATCGCGGTATCCGCGGCCAATGCCAAACGGATACGGAAAGCTGTAATTACCGGAGTATCTCCTAAAGCAGTAGGAATACTAAAGGCTTTCGGAGATCCTGTCATTCCTGCTGCAGTAACGGTTACCGTTGCATTACCCGCAGTAGTAATAGTCCCTGCTACAGTAGCAGTATTTACCTGCTTAGTGGCTCCGGTAATACTAAGTGTAGAAGCCCCATATTTAAGGCCAAATAAGGCATTTGCTTTACCGCCTACTGTTCCCTTCGTACGAATCGCCGTCCCGGTGAAGGAGCATTTAGAAAATGCGCCAGATGAAAGGTCAAAGCTCAAAGTTCCTTTCACTTTATAGAACTCAACCATAACGTCTTTTGTATCATTGCTGCCTCGTTTAGCCAAGGCACTAAACTTAAAGTAGCTTGTTACTGCCGTATTACCTGCGTAAACATAAGACAATACCTCTGCTGAATCTGCTCCCGTAGAACTAACCTCGCCGCCATGAAGAGCTGCGATTAGATCAAGTGGAAGTTCTGCGTTTTCCCAAGTGATTTTATAATAGTCAATCACATCTTCAGTGTCCAAGGTCATTTCATCACCAGAGTTTTGCGAACTGGTCACGTTTGGATCTGGTTTAAAAGATTTTATCCCATCTACTTTGATAGGCACATTCCAGGTCACTTCTGCGTCGGTCGCATCGGTAATCATTGGAGCAATCCACGCCTCACGAACACCGAAAATGCCCGAAACTTTTGACATTGTCATAATTTCAATTACCTCCTTGTTACATATCTAAATCGTAAAGGCTTGTGTTTCACTCCTGATCCATCGTCCAGGATTAAATCGCCATTGCCAACCATGGGCATGCCTAAATCGTCGGCCACATCAAGCACGGACATGGCCATGTCTTCGAGTGTCATTGCTGCAGACTTACCCGGCTCCGGCTTCGCGAATAGCGATATCTGATAGATTTCATCAAAGCCAATAGTGCGGCCGTCGGCAATCTCTCCCAGGCCTGTCACTTGCAGGTAGGTCACGCAGGGGTAAACAGTCTTTTCGCTTGGCCAAGAATCGCTAATGCGGGTGCCAACGATAGCAGCCAAAGTTATACTGGCGTTTAGACCGGCAGCGATATTTATCTTAGCCTGCTTCATGTTTCCACCTTCAATGATTGTTGAGCCCGTTCTTGTACTGCTTTCATCGTGTCAGATAAGTTTTGCTTATTAGCCTCAACAGCTGGATTCAGGTACGGATAAGGTGAACTTTTTGCAGTACCGAACTCTACATAAGCGGCATACTCCATACCGGCACGCACAGGACCAACAACCACGCCATCTTCAATTTCTACCGGATCTGGCTGAATGCTATTTTCAAGATTCTGCGTCCGATTCTGAAAGGGATGATTTGCCCTAGCATAATCTGCAACGTCAATGCAAACTTTGGCCATGCCTGCCGCCTGGGCTGTCACAGTGACATCTTTTAGAATGTCAATATTCCGTAATAAGTCATTTAGTCCGCCCATTTCGGCGCTAACTGTTGACAAATTCAAGCACCGCCTCTCCGTGAGATCCCCATCCCTGGGGTGAGGTGTAGCCAACAAGATAAGTAAGACCGCTCTCGCTAACTAGTCGCGTGTTACTCTCGAAGGCTCCCGGATCGGAAGAAAACGCCTTATGAGTGCTTCTTTCCGTCACGCCCATCTCTCCTCGCGACTGATTGCCTTGCAACGGCCAAACCTCTGCCATAATGGTGCCAATATCCTGCCAGTCCTCAATTTCTGCGTTCAGCTCATCTTTTGTAATCACAAGCCTCTTTACAGTGTAGGCAGTCGCATCGGGGAACCGGAATTGCCGCATAAGCTAATCACCCCCGCTGTCGCATACTGCCGCCTGATCTTAAATAGATCGGCATAAGTAGTAGTCACGCCGCCCCTAGTCGTTGACTGCTCCATTGTAGTGAGAACACTTGTCAGGGCATCATACGTGCTGCGCCGAATATCATAGAAATAAGGCGCGGCTTCTGTGCCAGCGCCCGATTTATTGTCGTCTAGAAAGCCAACCAAGTCGGTGTCGTTGAAAAACTGGCTCAGCACCAAGCACTTACGTTTCATCTTACTAAGGGCCTCGGCTTCAGTCATGTTTTATCACCCGCCTAAAGAAAATACCAGCCACTTATGCAGCAGCTGGTTTGTAGATGGCGAACGGATAACGCTCGGCTTCTACTTCTCTACGGGCGTTAATCGGATTAGGTAACTGCCAAGCAAGACGCATCACGCAGCGCAAAGCTACCATATCCTGCTGCGCCAAATTATAGACAATCGCGCCTGTGCCGTCCTGAATAACCGCCTGGTCAAGCACCTTGTACGTAATATCCTGCCGCATAGCATATACCGCTTGGCTAAAGTCACCCGCAATCATTTTGGCCTTAGTATTATCCCAGTACCCAAGCTTATTGTACAGAATAGATTGACCGTACAAAGTGGAAGGCGTACCGGCTGCAAGCGAGGGCTGAAACAACAGTCCTCCATTCTTGTCACGTAAGCCTCGGTATTTCGACTTCATGGTAATATCACCAACAAATCCAGTTACATCAAAGGCGCAATCTTCTACCTTCGCCATGAGTTGATTGGTGTCTTCCACTAGGTCTACATCCGTTGCCGCTGCTGTTACAATCGTGCCGGCCGCAGTAGCCCCTGTAACAATATCGTTGGGCCAATCTGCAGGTTTATTCACGCCAAATAGTACAGCGCCATCAATTACTTGCCCAAATGATTCCATGATACGTGGCTTTACCTCGCCCCAAATATCATAGGCCGAATCGTCAAGTACCGCTTCCGGAATGGGTACGATGCAAGCAATTTCCTCTACCTGCAAATATTTGTTATCCCAGGATATTTTCGAAGTCTGCTTTAACCCCGTATCACCGTTGACAAAATAGGCCGTAGGCATAGACGAAAGCACAGGCATGCGGGTCTTATTTGTCGGCATGTTCGGCAATTTGCGGAACAACTGCAATACAAGACTCTGCCCAATTGCACCCTGGATGATTTCTTGCGACACAGTTTCCGGAATTAGTGCCCCCGCATCAGTACGATTAATTACGCTATTATAAGCCATTAACAATTCCCCCTAAATTGAATTAGCTGCGTCCTGCAGCCTGTCTAATAAAACTGTTCATTCCACCAGCAGCGCCCTTTGAACCGGGACCACCGCCAAGGTTAAAGCCCCCAGGGCCACCGCCTTTAAGTTCTGGCAGATCCTTTAAAACTGCCTCAATAGCCTGTTTCACGGCCTTAGTATTGACTTCGCCCTTTTCATCGACATCGGCACCGCTTAAGTCGGCCAGCTTCAGCAAATGGCCTATTCTATCCGATTTGACGCCAAGTTCAGATGCTATCACCCGCGCCTCTGCTGCTACGATACGCTTATTGGCCGCTTCAACTGCCGTTTTGCCTTTCTTTTCGGATTCCTCGGCAGCTGCTTTCAACTTTTCTTGCTCAGTCATGCTGGCCTTTTTCTTTTCATCTTCAAGCTTGGTTTCCCAGGTCTTCTGCTCCCTGGCTAATCGCCTGGTTACGATCGCGTCAATATCTTCCTGGGTAAACGTCTTTCCTCCGGCTGCTCCACCTTGACCGCCGTCGCCACTTCCAGCAGCGCCACCTGCGCCGCCACCCTCTCCACCGGTTCCCGCGCCACCTGCACCGTCATCGGCAAAAAGTTGTAAAAAGTCTGGGGAATTAAATAATTTCATTATGTTTACCTCCGTATAAAGCTCGTCAGCATATCCAGCCGTTTATTGTCAGCCTGTAGGACATAAAAACAACCGGGGATTTAGCCCGGCAAAGATGTTGGATCATCTCCTCTCAGCTCAATTTCCACCCAGAATGACTTGAACTATCATTAGTGCCATTCAAAGCGTTATTGACAAACTGCACAGCATCTTCGTAGATCGTTTCGATACCACAATTGCAGTTTGGGTGATACCCTGGCATTTCCGACATGACAAACATATCAGCATCATTACCACCAAAGTCTGATTTTCGGTATTCCTTGCCATCACCATCAGCAGATCCACCATGCTCCTCACATATATCACAATTTTCACTTGCGGGACCATAAAAGCCGCGTATAATTCGAATACCCATGACAAACTTAGCATCTATACTTATTTCTGCCTGCGCCGATTGATAGCACATATTCGTTGTGTGAGCTGCCAAGCGAAAAGCTGCTTTACGCTCTAGCCCCTCAACTTCAAAGTGCTGTTTCAGGTCATAAGATATATTAGCAGCGCTCTTGCCCTCACTAACACCCTGCTTGACCGTCATTTCGGTAAATTGCATAGCTTTTTTACTTAACAGCTTGATTCGATCATCCACCGTTAAAGCATCTGGCCAGACTTTATTCCAAACTGAATCAAGGATCTTATCATCTAGGCCACCACCAAATACAGGTGAAATACGATTTAAGCTTGTGACGTCTTTGATAACAGCTGCAGCTATTTGTTGGGCAGCAAGAAGCCGCTGTGCTTCAGCCAGATATGGTGCGAAGTCAGCGGCTTTTACTTTTTTTGCGAAGTCTATCGCGATAACAGCCTTGCTTTTAATTAGGTTTCGTATATCAGAACGAAGTTTATCCGCAAGTCTCTGCATTTCCAAGAGACTTATTCCTCCGGAAGCTATCAAAGCTTGCTGCCGTTCAAGATGCTGCCGGAATATTTCTTGTGTTTCGGCGTCAAGTGATTTTAGCAGCTTATCATACTCTGCTTTAGCCTTTTGCATATCATCGTTTGTAGCGATAGTACCACCCCCTCAACTACATTGTACCGCTTTCGGGTGTCGGATTGGCAAAGCCAGGTCCGACCAGACTAGCCGTTTCAGCCTCAGATTCCGACTGAATATCTTTCTGCATGGCGGCAATCTCTTCTTCGGTATAACCTTCTTCAATCGCCCATTGCTTAGCGGAAATAACACTGTTTTGCTTCAATATCTGCTTGCGCTGAGCATCATATAACTTCTCCTCGGCACTTTCAGAGGTTGATTCCTTCCAGTTCAGACTTGTTTCAGGCGGTTCGCCCTTAGGTAAGTCGCCATGATACTGCTGCATAACAATAAGCAACTTGTTAAGATCCTCATAACTGTTGCCAAAGCTGATTTGTTTCTCCGCAACCTTATCAAGCAGTGGTGCCTCAATCTTAGACAAGGCAAAACCACTTGAAGCACTTCCTGAACTATCTTGTAGTACTCCCTTGGGTGTCCTGGTAACAGCCGAAAGATGATCAACCAGTTTATCAATACTGGATAAAATACCTGCCGGATCTGCTGACTCTAACTCGCCAACAGTTACTACTTGCCCCACACCATCGCCACCAAACCGCCATACATCACCGGGGTTACTTCGCAGTTCTCTCCGCCCGGTATCAGGATTAAGCGGCAGCTCATCTTCTTCAACACCCGTAATATAGCGCTGCTTAAATGCCTGAAAGTCTGCGGTCCGCATTAGGTCAACGACCAACTTGTTTATGCCGTCTTGAATGCTAAAGGCATTGTGAAGTTCACTGCTGCCGAATGGCGAATCGTCTTCTTTGTTTTTAAAATGAATGATCGGGATAAAGCCATAAGGATTTTCCACTATAGCCGGAAAACCGTCTGTCTCATCAGGCAACCAAGTTAGGCGCGAATAATCCCCGATGGTCATGCTTGTTATGCTGCGATTAAGTGGATAATACCAGCGTTCTATTCGGTCAGTATAAAATAGCCACTTATGAGCTACTGGCTGACCATCAGAATTAAACGATACCCATTGCTTGCGGACCATTGATAAGCTTTCGCTGTCGTCACTTTCATAAATCGGCAAAACAATGTCGGGCGTCAAAAATTTTATTTCATATCGATCTGGCACCGTACTATTTGGTGGAAAATGGGGCCACACCTGGGCAAAAGCATCACCTTTTTTAATAGCGTTGCGATGGATCTTGATCGTCTTCGCGTCCATGCGGTTATATTTCCAAATTACATTAAGCGCATCCAGTGTTTGGGGATCGTCACAGGCTAGACTTTCAATTTTCAGCCGAGATACTGGCGCCTCAATAACCGGATCACAATAATTGACACGAATGCCGTAATGATGGCGAACCATATCAAGATATTTATCTGGCGCCATAATTAAATGCAGGCCATCATAATATTTCTGGCACTTTTGATAATACTGCATCCTGGCTTCTTCTTCATCCAGCAGCCACCTGGCAAAACTTGACTCAATTACATCTGACAAATTCTCACCTCCTAGTAAACAGACATACCGCCTTTTGTGCGGTTAGTATATAGCCCATATCGTTCAGCATCTGAAGCATGATCATTTTGTTTTACGGGCTTATCTTCGCCTCTATCCTGGGCCTTCTCATCCCAAAGATAGGCACTTTTCTCCTTGATTGTATTTACGCATCCATCACAAATAAAGTATTGGAGCTCAGATAACAACGACGCCACCCAGCGAATACCATCAAGCACGCTATTCTGCGCAGACTTAACAGTGAAGCCATCTTTACGTAGCTGAGCTATAAAAGAAGCCGCACTAGGGTCAACGATAATCGTAACCTGGCGGCCTTGCAAGATATCTTTGCTGTCATCTATAAATTTTTTCAAGTCCACCGAATACTCAACATCTGTTTTTTGGCGGCCTACCTTTCGGCTGTCATAGTAATATTCTCGTAAAGTGTAATACTTTTTTCCTACTCGCCCCTGCAACAAAAATACAGTTGCATTTCCGGTACCATAATCACTGCATATCCACAACTTGTCGAAGTGCTTCGGTGCATCCCTTATAACATGCTTTTCTTCGCTGAACATGTCATAAATAGCACCGGCGGCCATTACCCATAAGCCAAGAATGTAACGCTTAAAAAAGACGCCTGAATACATGCGTTTGTAACGGTTTTTGACCGAATCCGATAAACTCAGATTATCGTCCATAGTAAAGTGTAGGTAAACAGCGTTCTTTTCTTCCGCCTGCTCAATATATTCAGTATTAAACCAATGATAAGGACCTTCTGGATTACAATTAAACCAAAGCTTAGCACCGCTTACTGAACAGCGAGCCGTTGCCTGGTTGACAAATGACTGGGGCATTAATGCAACTTCATCGAATAGCATACCTGCCAACGTAATACCCTGTATAAGGTCCTGGCTACGCTCGTCCTTACCACCAAACACGTAATAAAAGTTTGTCTTGCCACCTTTACTAATCTCAACCATGTTATCGGCGCGATGATCTTTGACACGGTATTTCAGAGCCTTCAGCATTCGTTTGAGTGGCACCAGTACGTTACGCCTAAACGAACCAATAGTTTTGCCCGACAGGCCAAAATTTTCGCCATTAAATTCAGACATGGACCACTGAATATATGACAATGACATAGATATTGTTTTTCCAGATCTTACCGATCCATCAGCAATAATCATATCCATATCGCGTACAGGCGAATTAGGTAGCCACCAGGTTAATACTTGCAGCTGCTTTTTAGAAAACGTTTCAAACTTAAAAGGAGTAACCTTAAGAGCCATTGTCCCACACCTCCGGGACTTTACCTTTCAAAGCTTCCAAAAAGCTGTTATCGTCTTCTTTGGGATCGTCATCATCGCCAAGCTTACGTTCCATCAACTTAACTTTCTTACTTTCAAGCGTTAATCTTTCGCCTTCAACCTTACGCTGCCACTGATCCGGCAGCCAGTCGAAATACTTCGTAAGCTGCTCCCAGGCCCATTTCTTATCTGCTAGCTTAATGCTGATGCCATCCTTGCCTTGCTTGACTTCAGAAATGACCGATGTATCAAGCATTTCGCTTTCGCCAAGATCGACATAATTGACCATTTTAGTAAGTGGCTCGTTTGTCTCCTGATTAATTACAGGCCCAAACATCCCCATAACAGGTACTTCTTTTTGCCCCCAAGTCAGATAGTCACCAACATCAGCGCCAACCACCTTCATGCAGAAGGCAATAAAGTCCTGTATATTGACATGAATGTCCTGGCGAAATAATTCTGTCAAACGATCAATCTCTTGTCTAACACGTGGGCGATTGTATAAGCGGCTGCCGATCACCTGGGCGCTGGCCTTATTTCCACCTTTGGCATATCCAGACAGAAGAGCCGCTTGCGTGGCGTTATGCGTCCGGACGTAATGATAACAAAAAAGCTGCTCCTGATCGGACCGCTCTTCTTCTGGTTCCGGTTTTCCCTTATTTTTTGGGGTGCAACCTTTTTGATTTTTTAGGGGTGCAATGGGTGCACCTATTTTTGCCGTTTTATCCCTAGACCAGCCATGTCTTTTCCGCCATGACTTGACTGTATTTTCCGATACACCATACTTTTCAGCTATAGCCTTATACTTCAATCCGAGAATATAATCTTTTTCGGCTAACTCATAAGCCTGAGCCATTACATTGAGTCACCACCTCCAAAATTAATGCTATTGCATTTACGGCTTTGTCCTCAAATTCTGTAGGCTGCCGTGTTTCCGTTCCATTGGTGCCATTTGCAACTTCATCCCGCCTGCGGACGTGATATATTCATCACATTTTCCCTTGTACCACTTAACTCGATTGGCCGTACATACTTCCTTGCCGTGGTTAAGACAGTCAATTCGGCGGCATTCGATTATTGTCATGGTATAGACCGCCTTCATTGTTGATCTGACATTTCCAAAATAAGTAGTATAATCATATTAGACATTACAATTTCAAAAACGGGGTGTTGCAAATGGAAAGTAAAAAAATCGGAAATTTTAAAATTAAGTGGGATGAAAGCAAAGATCCGATTGTTTACAAAGTATTTTCTTTTACTGGAAAATTTCTTGATGAATTTACGTCACAAGAAGAAGCTGAAAAATATTGTAATGATCTCCGCAAACAAAAATCAAAAGGCATGTCTCGCTAAAGCTGCCTATCCGACGGTTTTCTTTTTTTGTATTAAAAAGCGGCACCAGCCGGACAAGTTCGTCCAGTGATACCGCAAAGGCTTGAATGTATTGAGTTTATAGGTGGACACAAACTGTATTAAATCGGATAGTCTCGTCCAGTAATTATAAAACCAACCATGGAAAATAGAGTCTTACATCTCTTAATTAATATTCATTATTAAGTTTCCAGTACTTATCATCGTTATAATTACTGTCATAATATGAGAGTATTTGAGACTCCGCTGCAAGGAGGGCCTCTTGATCAGTACCAAGGTTTGCTCGGCTAGACTGATGTGGTCCTGGTTGTTGCGGTCCCTGATAAAAATGGCTCGTATCATAATCATATTTTCCATTACTATTCTGCCAAACCTTAATTCCAATCCGTTTACGTCCAACATAAACCTTCCATTCCCCGACAAGTTTATATGATTCTGAAATATTATCATCTCTTAAATCGTTTTCCCAACTCATCTTATACACACTCCCTTTACCATTTTTATACATTGTTCGGCAAAAGGCAATGTCTTCCTGCTAAAGGGCATAAGAAAAGCGCCCTGGATAGGACGCTAGTATTCATCTTTCTTTATTCTTATACTTTATTTGAATAAATTTTATTCTTTGTTTTAAATAATGAATAGCATCTAGCGTAGAAAGATAGACAGCTATAAGTGTATATAAAAACAAGGAGACAAAAACAACTACTTGTATTTTTAAGTGTCCAAAAAATGGATTCGGCGCATTAAATAATACATGTCCATATAATAAAAGTGCCAGAATAAGAGTAAAGAATTGTACTCCTATAGAAAAAGAAAACTGCGATAACAATTGACTAAATATACGGTCTTCTTCTAAAAAATCAACAAAGTCATTATCGCTAAATGACATCATTATCGCCAATGCAGCAAAGAAAATCGGAAATATAATAGCCAAAACAGTTATTACAGTAAAGTATATGTCTTTTAGAATGCTTCCCCCCACCACGCTAGGGAAAGTACACGCACATATAATTCCAACAACAAGTGCAATAAAGAAATCCCAACTAATAAAAAAATCCTTACATTTCACTTTTAGTCATCCTATCCCAAATTTCACGAAATTTATCGAGAACACCAGTAAGCATTTCTTTTGGATCTTCCGATAAAGAAATGTTTTGTTTCATTGGTGCATTAACAGTACTAGCGGTAGCTGATTTACCATTTTTAGTCCCATGGACGGTAGCTCTTCCATAACCATCAACGGCCATATAAATTTCGCTCATAGCATCTTCATCTGCCTCGATTGCAAGGCTACTTTGTGTTTGATAAATTGCTCTATACGAATGGGCAGACATAGCTTTTAGCTTTTTATCGACTTTTTCCCAACGATCACTAAACCGAGGATTTGATGGATGCAAATATATAGTGAGTCGATTAATTGTTTCGAACTTCTGAATAGCTTCCAAGATTTCATTTTGCTCATTAATACTCTGTATCTCGGCATTTACTAAAAGATAATCATTCGCAGCTTCTACAAGTTCAGCAAAAAACTTTTGAAATTGTTGATGAGTTATGTGATTATTAATTGTATGATATGCAATTAATCCACTTTTTATATGTAAAATAAATTCAGACTTAGCCACGACGCGATCATTTATTTGTGTGTTAGTTGTTCTTCTAGTTTGTTTATCAACAAATTCTTCGGTTAATTTTGATTTATATTTTACCAAATTTCCTAAAATATAACGCTGATCTTCATATTCAAATTCAGAAACATCAAAAAATCCCCAGTCAAATTCACGTACATTTATCTGCTTATCTGCTTGTAAGCTGGTAAGTAGATATTTCCCCTTATCATCATAGTTAGCAATTAAATTTAAACGACCAAATAAAACAATCATTTCTCGAATCATGACATACACTCCTTTGCCTAATGCAATTTCTATTAATTTTTACCTACTTCAGCAAAAGGAATCATTTACCTGCAATAAAAAAGCTCTTTATCTTTCCGAAGCTCACTTTTTACAACTTAAATTGTAAAAAAATCCTTTACATCTATATTTTCCGACATACTTGCATCAGTTTCAGCAATTGGAGTTGCGAAATTTGATTTTTCTTTGTCAATATCAGATTGAATGTCAGCAAGTTTCTTCGGAAGTAGATAAACATAGTCAAGTATAATTTCAGTAAACTCAATCATTGAAGAAACTAATTTTGGTGGAAAATCTTTATCTTCTGCATGGGCAGCATTATTACCTAATGTTCTTAATACTGATGCCATTTTATCCAATATAGGCGGAAGGATTCCCTTAAGGGCTAGATTGGTTAATTTCTGATATAAAGAACCTTTAGTTTCTCCTTTTTCTTTACACATCATTTCTAACGTTCGCCTTATGGATAAGGCACAAATTGCCCCATCAATATTTCTTACTTTCAAAGCAGCATCAAATGCTCTTTTAATCTTCATTGGAACAGCTTGAGATTTTGACATCATAGCTGGATATACGATTGTATAAGTTCTAGGTTCCGGGCAACCATGATAATCTTCCCATTGAATTAGCTCTAGAGTGACGTTATGGCATACAGGGCAAAAATACAGCTCCCATGTCTTGCTAATTGTGCCTACGTGGAAACGTTCATAATCATCCTCATCCCATTCCTCTTCCTTATCCTGATAGCTAGCAACTTTCCCCATAAAGGTTTTATTTCCACAAGAGATACATAACAGTACTTTTCCAATCGCACCTTTATCTTCCAAGTTGTTTCTCTCCTTTTACCGTCTTCATACATCTTTCGCCAAAAGGAGATATTTCCCTGCGAATAAAAAAGGCCGCTCAATGAGCAGCCTTTGGTCATTATAGTGCAGGGGAGGGTGAAAAATCACAGCCGCTATTACGGCACATCTACATCTTGCTCAACGACCTTTCCCTATTCATGTGATCAGCATCATTTGCCAACTTCAATCATCTTATGCAAGCGTTCTATAGTTAATTACAATTTTTCACAATATCATCATAACACAGCTAAAATCAAAAAAGCGTCTAGACTTTTTCTTTTTTAGATTGCCTGTAAAGCCTCAATACCAAATAAAGAGACAGAAAATTTTTTAATAGCTACCCGCCTCATGTCATATACAGTTTGCTTTGAATTTTTACTGTATCCAAGTGCCTCTGCAATAGTTTCTTTATCCAGTTTCTCAACATACCACATATACAGCAATTCCTTGTACCGTTCACAGCCCGGATCAATACAGATTGAATCAAGAACGTCATCAACCTTAGCAATCTCGGTCAGCGTCCGTTCTCTTATCTCCTGCCACTTCTGCAGCTGATACATCTGATTCAAAGTGTTACGTGGATTAGATGCCCTAACGCCTGTAGCCTCTAAAACAATCGCGTTGATTGGCTTCGGTGCCGACTGGCCTATAAGCTGACTGATAATCCGATCCGCGTGTTTAATACTCTTATGTAAGTCACGATAATATCGCAAATAGTTTTCAGCCTCTCTAATGCAATCCATGGTTAACCCCTCCCCCGATTATACGCACCAAAGCAGACACGCTCCCCAACGTGCCTGCTCTTGCTTTATTCTTTGTCCATGAGCCTATATAACACAGCTCTTTTTAATCCATTTACATTCTTTCCTGCAGCCAGTGCAATCGTAATTGCCACTGTCATTCCAAAAATAAATCCCACTATAATCAATAATTCAAAAACCCCCATTACCTCGATTGCCAGCCAGTGCCAGCTACCCTCATACTATTCTTATCACGCCGCCTAAATACCGGGCTTCGGTCATAATGTATAGGCTTCTTTGGCTTCGGCAATTTATTTGCTTCTGCCAACTCGGCTGCAGTTGCTTGGCGTACTTTGCATGGGCTCATGGCTGCTCACCCTCCCAATTCCAAATTCGTTGCATACCTTTCGCTGGTACCGGACCAATCTTCCGTACATTATCCAGTATCCATGCATAGCGGCCAATTTCGTAATCGCCAAAGGCAAATTCATTCCCCATAATCCTCACGTCATTATCCAAGCATGCTACAGTATTCTTTTCATCACCTATTTTTAGTGATACACGCCCAACTACCTTAACGCAATCAACCAAGTCAGCTATGGCAATTACAGCACCCAAAGGTAAAAAATCATCTATTCTTTCTTGTAACGAATATTGCGCTGCTATTTCATATGGCCATAAATTAGCCCAAAATATTCGTTGCCTGCATAGATTGATATTTTGCGTTCCTTTCCCCGCATGAATCGCAATTGATCCCCTATATTTCGTCGCCCAGCTCCGTGTCTCTATCTTCTTCGCGCCGCAGGCTATCAGGCTTGCCCACGGCTGCAAGATGGTTATGGCTTTCATAATGCACACTCCAATTATCATATTATTCTTTGCCACAAAGGATTTTTTTTTGCATTTCAAGAATTAACAAAAGCATGCTCACATTTTAGGAGGCTGATATTTATGGGTTTTACCGATATAGAAGTTGAAATGTATCAAAAAATCATTTCTGCGGTAAACAATCGCAGGAATAATAAAATCACAAGCGAATTTTCTATTCCAGAGTTATTCACACTTATTGAATGGAAGCAATATCCTAATCCATCAATCCTCAAAGTAGGAAAACGCTTTAAAAAGAAAATTGATGCAAATGAAATCAATAACGTAGTTTATTGTCACCAAAATGATAAGGACTGGGCCGTATATAAAATCATTTTTTAAATATGTTGTTTATGCTATAAATTCCTTCACTTATTAACACCTCCCGCATAATCTGTTTATCTTTGGGCATCCTATTAACAAGGAAAGTTCATTCTTTCCTATGGATTGCTAGGGTTCCAAGTCTGTCGCGACTAGGACTCTAGCCTTTCCACGTATTTCCATGTAAAAAGCCTTATTGATCAGGTATACTATAAATGGGTCTACTTAATGGGTAACCAGAGTCAATTTGCTGATGACTCTGGCTTTTCCATGTATAAAAGCCAATTTAATGATAATGCTATAAATGCAAACTGTTTTTCCTCTCCTTTTAGCTAGGACCACTCACCAGGTCATAGCTGTTTTTTTATGTCCTCTGTTCAATGCTGAAGAGGCTGAGCATTTTTAGTGCCATATCAACGCCTCCTTTGTTTGAGTTGTTTTCTTATACGCGTGGAACCATAACAATTCATAACCGATAATTCACTCTTCCACAAAATCAATATCCGGGTATTTCCTACGAAATAGCTTTTTCTTCATCCGGTAAACCTGCGTCTTAAATCCCTTCGTGTCAATCACAACAATCCGTCCATCTTTATACCAAACTTGAAAATCAGCCACATAATACATATCTCTGACCTTCTTACCGCTGTCCATATATCCAGCCTGCAACAAAAAGCTTGGCTGCAGCTCTATCCGATCAACTAGCCCTGCTCTTTGCTCTAAAAGCAGGTCACAGTACCGATTAGCCTCTTTCTGGCTGTCAAAAGTGATACCGTCAATCATTACCTTCTTACTGTGATACTTGGACTTCTTTTCGGCCTTTAAAACGTCTTTAAGTTGTGAATTTAGCCGTTTCACCGCTGGTGATAAGTGATCCCATGACAAGCTAACCATTCCGCTTAAACGCTCGGCAATTCTCGGCTGATTTACGCCAGTCAATCTTAATTGCCATTCCTTCGTTACCCGGTGACTTATAACAGACAGGATAAGGATATATTCCTTTCGCTACAAGCTGGCAATCTATGCACTTTGGCGACGGTTCATTCCGCATGCACTCGCCTTCTTTCCACACATTTTCATTTCCCAAGAAATCGAACCGTTTTTATTTAACACTGGTACCGGATAATAGCCATCACTGTGGCACCTTCCATCTGTCCACTGACAACCAGTACAACGGTTGTTTTCTTCCATGCAGTATTGGACTACATTCGAATTTTCTTTGACTATATCAATCGCTATATCAGGGAAATACTGTTTTGCGTAAATATGTAAGTCGGAATAATCAAGACGATCAAGGAATTCTTTTGCTCTACTTTCACGAACAATGGCAGCAGCCTTTGATGCAGCTTTAGACATCCATTTCGCTCTTGGTGCTTCAAGTTGCGGCTTACTTTGATAACTTAAATCGCGATTTATTTCGCTGATTGCACTTTTTATGTCGGCCACAGTCGGAAATTTTTTGCAACTTAGCAAGCAGTACCGAATCGCCGTTTCCATAACATCATCAGCTACGTTACCAAACATTTTGAGCCATAATCCCATAGTGTCAGTCGTGTCAAAACTAAACTCAGTTGGAAAATTAGCCTTGCACTGCGTGATTAAGCTGTCCGCTTTTGATCCGGTCATATTCTTCCGCCAACCTCCTACGCTTGATATCATCCAGCTGACGCTTGGTTAAATTATTAGTGCCAGCTGGACAAGAAAGCATTTTTAATTCAAGCTGATCAAACTTTTCTCGCAACTTACTGACACTTAAAATGTTTTGTCGCCAAAAGTTATCTTGTTGGCACCAGTCAATCACTGCAACAATTTTTCCGTACTCCCGTTCGTCCCGCTCCATCATGAGGCGTATGGTATCAGCCCACTGATCAAGAGCAGCCGGTACTTTAGCATCAGCCTTGTTTTCGAGAATACGCCGTTTGAGCCGCTCAGCCAGCGCCAAATGATCTTGGTCAAAATGATATTTCTTATTGCTTGCCCTGTCCTCGACGACAGTCGGGACAAAAAGATCTTTATCCTTTTCTTTCTCTTTACTTTCCTTTACTTTACTTTGTGGTATTTCTTCCGTCATTAACTCATCAGCAATGGGGTTATTGACGGAAAAAACCGTAGTAAATGTAACGTTATCTAATTTAATGGTTTGAATATAGTCATCTGCGATGAAATATTCACGAATTAAAATGATTTTTTTTCGCTTAGTAGTAGCCTGTAAAAACCTCTTTTGTACTCCGTGCGACGTCAATATTCCATATTTATCATATAGTTTCTTACTGAATAAACCCTTATTAATGCAGTCATTAACTACCATTGATACGGTATTTATATCAGTCCTAGCATCATCTGAAAAAAGATACAGCTCATCCTCCGACCACTGATAAAAATAGCCGTTATGATAAATCTTCGTTAATAGGAGAACAACGATGGCAAAACCAACTAGGCCATGTTTTGCTTTAATTAGCTTCATTTTGTCATCGTTTGCAATATCCGTATCAAGAGAAAAATAATCCAAACCTTCTTTTGCTGGCCTAGCCATTGTTACACCACCCTATCAAGCTACATCAAATAACTTTCCTTGCGCTCGATCACCGTCAATATAAAGCTGAGCTTCCTCACATAGGCAATCTATGGCTTTAATACACTTGTCGGATAAAAGCTGCATTTCATCTGCTGGTCCATCCGAATATGAATCCGATGCTTTGTGTGGCGTATTTAAATTAAGATTGCAATAGGAATCATTTAATTTCATAGCAGCAGATATTGTGGCCCCCATGACTTCTTTTTCTCCGCCATAACTAAATGACACACCTTTTACTTCAATCCTTGATAAATAATCATTAGGCAACTCGCACATTTCAATTACATGGGGCGCCAAAGCTTCCAGAGCCTTATAAAACTCCGGCCGTGCCTTCTCTGAACAAGAAAACGAATATTCATCCCATGCCCCTGTTTTACTCTGCTTCTCGTAAACCATCATGATTTTATTGTCATTAGTGACTTTGACTTTTTTGAGTCTAATCATCTTCTCACCCCACATAATTTTTAAGGTATAGGGCAGCCTAGTTGTATGTAGTCTGCCCTTATAATTATTTAAGTCTTAGTACTTGGTTGATTATTTCATGCTTCTGTAAAGCAGATATTCCTGGTGCAAACAACGGATTAAAGTTTAGTTCAATCTGTTCAAACAATTCTTGTTGCCGCTTAGCAAAACATATAGACCCGTATTTTCGTTCAATCGATGTTTGATCTTTCAGGACTTTATGGCAGCGTTTGCAACGCATTTTCTATGCACCGACTTTAGCCATTTCAGCCTTATAATCGGAATAATTCTTACCTGCTTTGGCTATAGCTTCAATTACTATTCTCATATTTGACAAAATATCAACTGGTACTTTGGGCCATATTGCCTCACCGCCTGAAATCCTGGCTGCCAGATCCTTAAGATCATTAATCTTCATGTCAGCCATTTTCCCCGCTAAAACCAAATCGTTGACTGTGATCTCATTGCCTTCATGTTGAGATGCAGTTCGCTTTTCTTCTTGTCGCATATCCCCAATGGCTTTCTGAGCCTTGGAAAATTCAGATACATCCTGCTTTGGATCTTCAGCGATAGCTTCATGTTGGGTAACATTTACCGGAGCCACTGGGGACGGATCATCAATCTGAGTAATATTTAATTCTTCCTGTGTAACCAAACCAGAAATATTAAATTGCCGTTTCAGTACAAAAGTTTCTGCGACTTTCTGAATCATAGAACTTGGATATTTCTCCCAAACTCCTTTTCCAGTATTGTATTCACTAAAATCAACAAACGTCAGTTGTGGCTTTCTACCTTCTCGATCACAACGGGCCCATGCACCAATGATTTTTCCTCGATCTGTTCCAAATCGGTGATGCACCTTATATTCGTCAGCATCAATATAGAAGTCGTCTCCCTCTTTTACTACAAAAGCAATCAAACCATCATAATCCGAATTTTGCTGTGCAATTTTTAGATAACCATCTCGACTAGTCATAATAACTGTTTCAGCATCAGAATAATCAATATCACCATTGGGCAGCCGCGGATAACCCCACTGACCTTTACCATCCTTGGCCTTCTTCACACGCTTAATAAACCAAATTTCCTTCGCAAAAGGATCGAGTCCATATTTATTAGCCAAATATATGAACATCTTTAATTCATCATCAGTGGCACCTTTCGCAATTGTTCGCTTTACTAAATCAACTTGCTCCTGAGTAAAATCACCAACCATTGCAGGTAAGGACTGATTAGCCATTTTCTACACCATCCTTCGTTTTTTCAAGGTCTACATACCGTACTAATTCCCTACTCATGGGACTGCGCCACATTTCACCATCACGCGGTTTCCGCCCCGTATAATGCTCTCTGAGATATGGATTAATCAGCTCTGGCCTTGTACATCTTCCGCTCAATAAATCAAAAGCATCTGTAATCCCATTATCATCGGCAAGGCTCATAATGCTATATTTTCTGCGCACCGAGCCAATTCAGCAGCGAGGAATTCTTTCTTTTCTCGCATAATTAATTCGGACCAGTTTTTATTTACATTGGACTCATTGATTTCTAAATCTCCTACGAGTGCATAGTCGAAGACAATAATAAAAGCATCTTCATACCGCCGATAAGTTTGAATTGTAAACCCACGATTACCCTTTTCTTTCCAGGCCAAAAGCTTTGCCAATAGCTCTGCAGTTAATTTCACGATGTAATCCTCCTCAATTTCTTTATTTGTCGCCGAGTGCCAATGCTCTTAAGATTAACGCCGATTATTTTAAATTGAATGTTCCTTCATATAGGAAATTAATGTATTTTGTCGAAGTGTCAACTTTGAGGATGTGATGATATGGATTTACCAAATTTCCAAACAATCAAACGATTATCTTTAGCACTTCAAGAAAACTGCCAACTTATTAAACTCCGCTTAGAAACAACAGACCATAAAAATTTTGCATTTATTAACGAACGACTTACATTTAGCTTTCTAGGTGAACCCATTCCCGAAAAAAGAAATCTTTTTGAAAATAAGTTTCATCCAGAAGCCGATCGTATTTTTAAAGAAACCACAGCCCAAATTAACTTGTTGTGTGAAATACTCCAAATTAAAAAACCACATTCTTTAACAGACAGCCAGCAATGGATTGAAGAAGTTAACAATATTGCGCTTGCAGGACTCGCTATTGCGAGTTGTGAAAAAAACTCGCAATAGCATCTTTATCTTCTGAACCCAATATAAATTCCCCATGAAAAATATCCATAATCTTAAATCCGGCTTGAATTAATTGATTAACTTCTTCAATATTTTCAATCTTGACAACAACCTTAATTTTTAATAACTCGCCGCTACTGTTTGTACCAATTGCGGTATTCTTTTGCTCGTTCATGCGCTAATCCTCCTCAGCTTTTTCATTTTCCGTTTAATTCGGCCAGCGCATCGCTGACACAAAATCATTTTGCCTACAACTTCAAATTTCACATCGCACCACCCACAACTGTCACAATGCAGACGACGGTATCTCATGATGCTACCTGCTCATAATCTCGTTCCAGTACCCACTGCCACATTTCATCAGCTATTCCAAGAGTAAATGCGCTTCCAAACTCATACGCCATGAATTTATAATCATCAACCAGCTCCACCAAAACGCATATACTATCACTTTGGTGGTTTTCCATAATAAACTGGGCATACTTGCGGCCCCACTCATATTTTGATTTGTCCACTGTTCGTGCCTCCATTGATTAAAATTTAGCGTCGTGATATACTTAAGTTAATTAGATCTAATTTGTCCTTAAAGCTGTCTGTGGTCCAACACAGGCGGCTTTTTCTTTGCCCTGCATATATCCCGTCAACCCCAATTTATAGCGAGTTTCAAGCTCCATGACTAAGTTGATCGTACCGTTCGCCCGATCGACTAACCGGCAGGCAACTAATGTAATTTGTTCTACTTCTTCGCTGCTAAGATCCTGATAGGAATTTTTATCTAGTAGCATTTCTGGAAGTTCCCTAAGAATTCCTGATATTTCTTTATCCTGCCGACTCAGTCTGATAATCATTGACTGCACATGCCTATCCACCTGCTGGTAGCCAAAAAGTCTTTTAAATCCGGTTGCTTCCATCGCTACAGCTGCAGCTGCTATAAAGTTAACCTGTGATAATTTTTGTCTGGCCTTGACGGGTATGCTACGTGAGCCTTTCAATGCTGAGTAAATCGAGTCTACCGAGTAGCCTATATCTGCCGCTATTGCTTTTGGTGGCCGATCACAGCAGCCTAAAGCCAATTGCAACATGTCGCTAACATTCTGAAACATATCTGGCGTGACCATAGCGGAAATAGTTCCAACATCCAACTTCTCACTCCCTTTGTCGGAATATCAATAAACAATCTGACAAGAATATCTGTTAAAGTAAAATCAACTTCTCCCCTTTCCCCTGCTCCCCAGCAGGATTTATTTTTATACGCCTGTGGATACTAAAGCCAATAATATTAACAAAAGCCCTACAATAACTGGAAAAGCATCATAGGTCGTGATCGTGATCTGCTCTCGCCGCTGCGGAGCATAGAAGCTTTTTACCTCTTCAGGTAGTGGTCTAGCCATAACTAAGCACCTCCCTTCAATTAGCCAGCTCTTATCTGTCTTTGATTTCTTTTAGCCCATGCTAGTAGCTCATCAGTGATAAATCTTTTACGCTTACCCATTGGGAAAAAAGGAATCGGATCATTCGGCTGACTTAGAAGCTGATAAAACAGAGATCTTGAAATTCTAAGAAATTCCATGGCTTCATTGGCCTTTAAAATTGCTGGAATTTGATTTTTTTCTTTTGGTTGTAGCACTGGACTGCCACAGCCAGGACAAAATTTTGCTTTTAATGGAATTATCGTTGAACAACTTTCACACTGCATGCTTTCATCTCCCAGTTAATCTCATAATAGCAATCAACATAACTATTACTCTTTGTCCACCTGCGTTTTCCTTAATTTTTTCTGTCCATGTATATCTGTTTATGTATTTTTGTGACCATACAAGTTGGCGTCAATTTACATAAGATAAATAGCAATAAAAAACCGCAAATAACAATCAAATAACCTTAATATCTTTATTTTTATACTTTTTACCACTTAATGCTTCCAATTTCTTAATTAGTGTCATTACTTTACGATTGTAATCTACCGGAATTCTCTTTCCCATACAACGTTCCAAATATCTTTCTCGGCGCTGAATTTGATAAAGCATTTTTAAATAGTCATCAGCTGCATTGTCGGATATCTTGATGTAAACCATACTTCTCACCTCCTCACGCTGACCTAGTGGCCGCATGCTCATTTTTTGCGGTAGTTTTGCCATCAATATCGCGATCACGCAACATAAATGGTAAAAAAAATAAATCATCAAAGGTTGCTTCAGGAAATACTTCTAGCGCACCAGCAATAAAACTCACCCCCGGAGAATGTATTCCTTCTTTTACCTTCCATAGCTGTGAGGGACTGATGTTCATCTTCTTTGCGCACTCACTTTCGCCTAAATTATGCTTTTGTTGGTATTCTTGAAACGCGGATTTTTTTAAATTTATCGGCAAGGTGTTCACCCCCTTATATCGCGACCTCGCAATATTATATTAACATATGTATGTCGTTAGCGCAATACTTTTTTTGTTAAAATTATGCGAGATCGCGACATGTTTTATATTGCGTACACGAAATATGATAGGGTATACTTATTGCGAGGTGCTAATATGACTAATGATAAAGAACAACTAAAAGAATTTGGCATTTGGTTTTCAAAATTAAGAGTGGCCAGTGGCTATTCGAGCCAACGTCAACTTGCACTTACCTCCAACGTTAGCACTACAACGGTATCGAGAATTGAATCCGGAAATCAAAAAGCAGAGCCTGAAACATTAGCGAAACTCGCGCCATTTCTCAAAGTATCTTTCAGTGAAGTAATGATAAAAGCAGGCTATCCAGTTACAGATACAGGAGAAATAGAACAAAAAAAGCCTAAAGACCTTCAAAAGTTCTTGGATAATCAAGAAATTATGTTTGATGGCGTACCATTAACCGAAGATGATAAAGGAAAAATACGGAAAGCACTGGAAATAATCTTTTGGGATGCCAAGCAACAAAATAAGCGGAAAAAATCCTAGTATACTACCTTAGGATAGTTTCCGCTTACTGTTTGTCGAACTTTACCAAACTGGCGTTCCCTCTGGGGGGAGTAGATATGAATATAAAATTACGGGTCGCTAACCTTATAAACAAATATGGTACTTGTAATCCCTATACCTTGTCCAGCTATTTAGGTATTACTGTTTTAGAGCTTGATTTACCGAGTCGTGTTAGGGGATTTATGGTCCGTTCCCTACGTCGGAAATACATAGCTCTTAATACTGCGCTACCCGAGGAAAATCAAAAGATAGTATTGTGCCATGAGTTAGGACATGCCCGACTACATCCTGCCTATGGATATTACTATACTTTAAGCGGTACATATTTTATTAGATCAAAAAAAGAAGTTGAAGCTAATGAGTACGCTCTTCATCTTCTTTCGTATTCCACTGATATTAACGCGTCATTGCTGGCTGCAATTATAAACACCAAGCGCCCTGATCCGTACATCGTTCATCAAATACTGAGTCAATTTATTATTTAGAAGGAGAATGATTATGGAATTCATAGGACAATTATTATCTATTATTTTGGGGATTAGTATATTTATCTCCATCTATTTTGCAATTAATAAAAACGGAAAGTGGAAAATATCTCTAATGATAGGATTTCTATCATTTGTGGCTATAATTATGGCTTTGACAGTGTCTCTTTTTATCATATCAATAGCTTTAGTACTTATAATTTGGTGGATTTTTAATCGAAAGAAAATTAAAGGTCTAGCATTTTCAAGGATAATAGTTTCTAAGCCAATCACGATCGAAGATCGGATTAGAAACCTGCCTGATTTTACAGTAGCGGATTTATACTTTACCGACAGCTTGAATTGCTATTTGGGATATGATGAAGTTCGAAAGAAGATATGTATTGTTGACGATATGGAATCGCAGTTCAATCCTTATATATATTCAGTAAAAGATCTAATAGAAATAGAGATTATAGAAGACAAAATAAGTATTACAAAAACATCTCGTACAAGCCAAGTAGGCGGCGCAATCACAGGCGAAATTTTGCCTGGTGACGTCAGAGCTCTCATAGAAGAAGCTTCAGGTAAAAGAAAGGCAGAACATAAAACAAATAAATTTGTTTTACATCTCATAGTAAATGATTTAAGGAAGCCATCCCACAACATTGAATTTCTTCTCCAAGAGGACATTGAACATTGGTACGCTATTCTTCGCATTTTAATGAAACAATCCGAAGTATCAGCAAATTTTTCCGGAAACTAGCGGCCTAGCCGCTTTTCTTTTAACACCAAAACCGAACATATGTACTAGAAAGGAGCCTTTCTTATGGCAACAGTCCGAATCATTCAACGGTCTAAAATAGCTTTGACCCTAGTCATTGATCACGGTATAGACCCGATTACTAAAAAGCGCAAAAAAGAAACGCGCACTCTCAACACTACCGATATGGAAGTGGCCGAGATTGAGCGCTTAAAGATATTAACTGAAATTGCTCAGGGATCTTATAAACCGACATCAAAAATAACTGTTAAAGAATATTTCGAGTATTGGTTTAAGACTTCAGCTGCAAAGGATTTGGCATCAAAAACTATCGAAAGATATAAGCAATGTGCTGACCTGCGCATAATTCCCTGGCTCGGTCACATACGCCTTTGTGATCTAAAGCGCACGGACTTGCAAAATTTTTATGATAAAATTATTGAGGTTGGTAACTTAAGAGAAGATACCAATGAAGACGATAAGAATAAAAGTATCAAAAAACCGATTGGCAAAGATACAATTGCCCATCATCATCGGTTGATTCGCCGGGTTCTAAATCATGCCGTATATGAAGATGAAATTTTAACCCGGAATGTAGCGGCACGAATCAAGTTACCAGAACCTGAGCAACTAAGCGGTTATGATCCTGATGAAGATATGGTTAAAGTCTTTACATCTGATGAGATTGCCAAGATGGAAAAAGCAGCAAAAAGAACTTCATACACAAATTTAATTTCAGTTGATCTAAGAACTGGAATGAGGCGTGAGGAATTGCTGGCTCTTACCTGGGATTGTGTGGATTTTAAAAATAAGACTATATTTATTAAACAGGCGCTTGTGTATACTAAAGAAAAAGGTTACGAGCTAAAATCTACAAAAAATAAAAAACGGCGGCTTATAGAAGCTACCGACGAAATTTTAAACGCTTTTCGTGCTGAAGCAGTAAAACAAGCCCCTAACAGAGTACGATTGAAAGAAAAATACAATAAGGAAAAGAAATTGATTTTTTGCCGCGAAGATGGTTATTATATGCATCCTGATACGATAAGCTCATGGTTCCCCGCATTTTGTATTGAATGTGGAATTCCTAGACTTAATTTTCATTGTCTCCGACACACCCATGCCAGCCACTTGCTCGCAGCAGGCGAGGAAATCAGTTATGTATCCAAGCGACTTGGACACAGCGACATGAGTATAACGTATAAAACTTATTTTCATTTTATTCCGCTCGAAAAAAGAGAAGCTCTAAAAGAACTAGAAAAGCGTTTTAAAAAATAA